AAGAATCGCGAGTTCTACGACAGCCTTACCGATGAACAAAAGCGCAAGTTCAGCCCTTACTTGATGATCCGTTGGGGCAGTAGCGTACAAGGCAGTCAAGACCTACAAGAGTTTTATCTCATCAGCACCAACGAACGGCTCAACAAACATTTCTTTAGCATCAGCACAGCGCAGCATAAGAAACTGCAATGGCTCTTGTCCAGTACAGTGAGTCCGGGTATGGGCACACAACGGCATCAATGGATTCCACCTAAGAAGAAAGAACCTGGTGCTGGTACCTTGCGCAAACAGTTATCGGAACTGTTCCCACATCTCAAAGATGATGAGGTAGATCTGTTGGCCCAGATGACCACCAAGCAAGAACTCGACCAATACTTGAAAGACTTGGGCAACGACCGGAAATGACCTATCGCTGTCAGTACTGCAAGAAGGACTTTATCAAGGAAAGTACCTTGGCAGTGCATCTTTGCGAGTCCAAACGACGCCGACAGGAACAGAATGAACGCGGGGTACAACTGGGACTCCAGGCCTATCTGCGATTCTATGAAATCACACAAGGTAGTGCCCGACTCAAGACCTTTGATGACTTTGCTGACAGTCCATATTACAAAGCCTTTGTAAAGTTTGGTCGCTATTGTGTATCTCTGCGAGCTATCAATCCTGCAAGGTTTACCGAGTGGGTAGTACGACAGAACAAGAAGTTGGACAACTGGTGCAGCGATGCCCTTTATACCGAATATCTCATTGATTACCTGCGCATTGAAGCCACAGCAGATGCATTGAGCAGGGCCATAGAGTTTGGTGTAGAGTGGGCAGAGAAGTCCGAGAATCCTCCACAGGATTGTTTGCGTTATGGCAACACCAATGCCATGGTATACGCTGTGAGCACAGGCCGCATTTCTCCCTGGGTGATCTACAACTGCGAATCAGGACAGAAATTTTTGAATGAACTTAACACGGAACAAATCAACATTGTTTGGCCCTATATAGACTCAGACTTTTGGCAGAAAAAGTTTCGGGACTATCCTGCAGATCAAGTATGGGCCCAGCACATATTACAACAGGCAGGTTGGTAGAATGATCTACATTGACTTTTTTGGCGGATTACATGGCAATTTTCTTGACTACAGCATCAATGCGTTAGATGATGCTGTGAAAAAAACTACCCCGTTCAATCATTTAGGAACTTCTCACAAAAGATATGACAAGCCATTGGCTGTTGCAAAGCATTTTTCGTTTTTTCAAATCCCAGTACCTGACATGCAAAGTATGATATCTATAGTGGTAGACCTTGACGATTGTTTGCTGGTAAATTTATTAAACTTTAACCGTGCCGGCGACTACAATTTTGATTTGTACAATCTTGAAGTTGATTTCGCTAAAAAAATTTCAGGAACAGCTTACTTTGATGGCTTTCGTCAATCACTGTTACACTATGGAATAGATATTAGTCAAGGCGATGAGGTACCAAGATCAGTGCTGCGAGAATGTCTCAAGTACAATTTTATTGATCTAAAACAAAACAGTTTAATGCAGGCAATCGCGCAACAAAAATATGTTAGCAACTCATTGGCGGTGCCTTTGAAAATATTTTACAATGTTGATTTATACTTAAAACAAATGCAACAAATTGTAGATCACTTTCAACTGCCATATCACGTTGATACAGATTGGTATTGTGACCTATGGCAAGTATTCATGTCAAAAAATACTGTACCAGAGCAAATTCAGCAAACACAGTCAATCATACATGCAGTGAATAATTCAATCACATTAGAAATTCCCTCTTTGAATATACTGCAAGAAGCTTGGATAAATGCTCAGTTAGAAAATCAGTACACAAAAGAGATGCCAGCTAACGACAATCAATGGTTTACCAACACCAAAGATATACTTAAATTTGTAAACAAATGAGCGCAGACATTGACATTGATGTGCCGGATAGGTCGGCTGTGCTGAAGCTGATTCAGCACACTGCTGCACGGCAACTACATCAAGGTCAAGTACGCCGGCACAATTCAGGTATCTATGTCACAGAGATTCCCCGAGACCCTGTAAATGGTTGCGCAGCCATAGACTATGAAGCAGCAGAACAACGAGGATACTTTAAAATTGACTTCTTGAATATGGGAGTGTATCAGCTCATACGTGATCCTGCGCACTATCAAGAGATGTTGGCAGCAACACCACCATGGTCTAGATTGTGGGAGGATGTTGCCTGGGCTAGTCAACTAGTACATGTGGGCAATTACACGGACTTGTTGGCTAGGATGCGTCCCGACAGCATACCTAGGATGGCAGCGTTTATCAGTATCATCCGTCCAGGCAAGGCTCATTTACAGGATCTTCCTTGGACAGAAGTGTTTGATTCAGTATGGGACGGGGATGAAAGTCGGGGTTACACATTCAAGCGTAGCCACTCAATTTCCTACGCCGCATTAGTGGCACTACACATGAACCTGCTCAATCAACCCGCCGCACCAGCGTAATACTTTTTCTCTTTGATTTTTTGCGGGCAATTTCGCTAAGGCTACAAATAGGACCATGCAAGATCTCTAGATCCTTGTTGGTAAAAGTGCGTAGGCTAGAGCGGAAAGGTTCCCAGTCTGTTTTGAGAAATATGTTGATGGGTATGCTACGATTGCTCTCCCACCACCATACATTGGCCAGTTCCAGATAACGTCGCTTCATTTCCATGTCTGCGATAGTACCAAAGTCGTAAATGGTGGTGATGTTGTCATCACGATTCTGCACTATGCCCACGTATTCTGTGGAGGCGTAGAGACAGAGAGTTATAAAGGGGTATTTTTCAGCAAGCTGCGCGAAGATATCACTGCCCATAAATATTGTTGGAGATTCCTATGTATTCAACCACGGTATATTTATATCAACAAAAAACCAGAGTATTATTGATTGACACCAGTGGTGCTTACTTCACAATGAGGTACGATCCCGTGTACGCAAAACCATTGACCATAAACAAAGGCGTTGATAACGTCATACTGTTTGAATTTATCAACCAAGACGAGAAGCCAGTAAACATCACGGGCAGCACCCTGATGTTCCGGGCTGTGAGCCAGAACGGTGATGAACTATTACTGGAAAAGGAGATGGTGATACTGAACGCACCCTTTGGGCGTGCCAAGGTCACATTGACCACATCAGATCTTGACCCAGTGATTTCACAACCAGCTAGTTATAGCATTAGCCGCGCCTCGGGCAATTTGACTGAAGCTGTATTCACCGATGCACAAGCCGGAGCTCGGGCTCCTATAAACATCGTGAATTCGGTATTCCCACAATTCGTTCCCAGTTTTGAACTCACTATTCCCGACACTAACTTGGTAGCACAAGCAGGTAGTGCAGGAGCCAGTGCCACTCTATATCCTGATTGGGCTTTGAATCCAGGTGCTCCAATCAATACCTATAGTCCCATACAAAGCACAGAGTATTACAGCAGCTTCATTGAGCCCACAGGACCTGTGACCACTATACAGATGGATCTGGTGGGTTACACTGGCACCATCAAAGCGCAAGCAGCACAAAACTATCAGAGCACCTGGCACGATGTCACAGAAAGCTTCAGCTACTACAACAAAACAGGCACAGTGTATATCAATGTAATTGGATACCATCCTTTGCTGCGCCTGGGGTTTAACAACAGCATCTACACCACTGGACTTGAAACTCCTGCCTTGGGACAACCTGCACAGGCCACTATCACGGTAGCAAATGGTGTGGTGCAAAGCATCTCCGTAAGCATCGCCGGTGCCGGTTATCTAGCACCACCCTTGGTAGAGATACTAGGTGATGGTGCAGGAGCTACGGCAGTGGCCACGATAATGGATGGATCAGTTTCTGCCATTGATGTTGTTACCGGAGGATCTGGATATCGTCCAAACCCACCTACCATGATTGCTGCCACTGTGGTTATTTCCACAGGCCGAGTTGAGAACTTACTGTACCGCTGATGAAGTTCACAAAAATAGTAGGCTTTGGTGACAGTTGGACTTATGGTGACGAGCTGTTGGATCCGTTATTGGCCGACAAGCCCAATGTGCATTTTTGTTGGGATCAAAATACTCCTTATAGATTGTCTAACTGTTTCCTGGGACAGTTGGGTCAGCATTATGGCGTGCCCACAGAGAATTTTGGTATATCAGGCGGTAGCCTACAAAGCACCATATGGACTTTCCAATGGTGGTTAGATCATGAACCCTGTCCAGAAAATTGTTTAGTACTAATCGGACTCACTGACAGCGATAGGATATCGCATTATAATCCCGAACATGTGCATTATTCAAATGATCCACCGTGGAACAAATTTGTGCATGGTTCTTGGGTAAACTTTGGCAGTAGTGTGGTACCACGAGAATTCGTTGATCTGATAAAACAACAAGTGGTACTGACCAATTGTCCGGAACTGTATCGTTTGAATTATCAACAAGCCGTGCTCATGTTCGATGGTGTAGCTGCTCGTCGAAACATACCTATGATGCAATTCAATATCATGCCCGGAGCCAGACCAATGGAACATACACCTACTTTGATCTGGTCAGACTTTTCCATGACCATATGGTTCCGGGACATGCCCCAAAATCAAAACAGAGAAATGATCAAACCTGATGGGCATCCCAATGAAGCAGGGCATACACTCATCCGCAATCGCTTGATTTCTCAGATAGATTCCTGTATAATATAGGAATGCTAGACGTCCGTGATTATCTGCCAGCTCGACGCAAACAGACACCTTCGGGTTGGATCAGTTTCAACTGTGCCGTGTGCCAAGAAAAACGCAGTCGCGGCGGCATCAAGGTCTCAGACCAGGGATGGAGCTTTCACTGTTTCAACTGCAACTACACAGCCAGTTTCATCCTAGGTCGTAATCTCAGCATCAAAGCGCGACAGCTATTGAAACATTTCAATGTGCCCGAGCGTGATATTGAGATGTTG